GGGGAAATGGTAATAAATGCAGGTTCTGCTGCAAAAGTTATTCCTGCAAGACAAACTGCGGATATGTTGGCAGGAGGTGGTGGTGGACAAAACTTTGCGCCCACCACTATTGTTAATTCTGCTCCTGCTTCAACTTCAATGGTTATAGGTTCAAACTCATTAAATCCAATCAGTCAGAAGTACTTCAGAAATTAAGCAGTTGCTAACTTCTCAAAATAGTCCATAGTATCAGATGAACCAGTTATTGGTTTCCCACCATCAAACGGAATGTCATCAGCCTCAATATCAGATGCAACCTGTTCAGCAGTACGATTGTCATGCTCCTGCCCTAATACACGTTCCATCTTATCTTTCAAATCCGTATAAGACTTGAAATTCGACTCTTCATGAAAAGGTTTCAATGGATACTCTGCATCGTACACTTTCTCCAATGCAGCATCGGTATCCAAAAGTGGAGTTACAGCATCGAACTCTGACTTGTCATAGTTCCAGAAACCATCTACCTTACGAATCTTCAACTTGAAGTTCGCACCCTTCCATAAATCAAAAGGATTGATTGCTTCCTCATCATCAAACTGAGGTTGCATGGATTCCATGATCTTGTCAAAGATCTTCTTACCAAACTTATAAAGGCAAACTTTACCTTCATGTTCTGGATGTTTGGTATCTGTCACCACATAGATGTTGGTGTAATATGACAACTTACGTTTCTGCCTGCGGGCAGTTTCCTTGTCTGCTTCGGAACCTGAGTTCCAAAGTCTACGATTCACTTCACCTACTGGATCGTTCTTGTTGATAGTGGTTAAGGAATTCTCAATGTACCAGCCACCTGGCCCTTGAAAAGAATGAGTAAACATTCTCTGCCAGGGAATGTCCTCTCCTTCTGGAGCAGGAAGAAACCGAATTACGGCATAACCGTTACCAGACTTATCCAATTCTGGTTTCCAGAATCGGTCATCATCAAATGATTTGGTGTCTTGAGGGGTTGTTTGTTTGTTGAACTCATCAATGAGTGATGAGATATTGGATTGCTTTTTAAGCGCTGCTAATGACATATTTTTCTCCTATATTAAAGTATTATTTGTTTATATTAGCGTATTATAGTATTACTACTATTTAGTCACGAAATCCTTCTCCATTTACGAAATGTTCAAATCTGTGACAAAGAATGATCCATAATATATGAATCAAAGAATCCGCAGCATAACTACCTATACCACGAACAAATAACTTATAATTGCATTTAGTACAATATATAAGTTCAGGTTTTATCTTTCCATTCCAAGAAAGTTCAGCTACCCTAGGCTGTTCTAAATTTGTTTCTTCTCGCATAATTACTCTGCTGTTTACGTTGCAAGAGTGCATTATCATATTCTAACTTACGAATATACTTCTGCTGATCTCTCATTTTATATTTTAGAAAATCGTTTTCACGAATCAAGTCATCTGGATTGCGTTTTCGACTCTGTTTTTTAATATGGCCTTGCATTTTTCCTTATCGAATTTTATGAAAGGTTGACAATTATGAAGGGTACTCTGAAGTTTTGGCCAAACCCATTCTTCATCCACTTCATGGTTAGTAAACTCTATCCAGTTAAGGTAAGAGTCTAGGATAATAGCTGATACTATAGATATTTTCTTCTGTAGTAACAACTTTACAATCGGTGGATGTGTTTTAGTTTCACACTTAAACAGTCCACCAAAAGGTTTATGATATTCTATACACGTTTTCAAATCTTGGTCAAATACTCTTGAAATTGATTGTTGTATTTTTGTCCATTCTTTATAATTACTTTCAGCTGCATCTCCTGTCAACCACTTTGGATTGACACTATCTTCTACTGCAAAATTTGATACCAAAAAGTCTTGATACTCTGATCTATTGTATCGTTTTGCTAGTTTGTGAAAAAAGTATCTATCATTCCTTTTCATAAAGGAATCATGTGAGCATCTTATTTCACCATTATATTTTTCAAAATCGTAATTTGGAGATGAGAAGTGTAATCTAATCGCCAAATACATTTTATATGCATCAAAAGCTTCCAAGTCATACTGGTAGTGAATTTGTTTTTGGTAAAAAATGGAGTTCTTCAGCTTCCACTTGTATTTTTTGTTTTAAAGATTTATTAACTAATCTTCCTAATGAATTTGGTTCTATCTCTTTTTCCTTACAGTATTCTAAACAAGCATCAATATATGTTAATTTTTTAGTGAGAACCATTTCCTCAATAAGTAAACAAAATTTCGTAGGGGTGATTATATCAAAATCCATATGGTTTGTAAATTGCTGTTTTTCATTATCCATAACTATATTATACTATAAAAAATCTCAAATGTCAAGTCTTTTTTTGATAAGTGTTAAAATCTTCTATTGCGGTTATTAATTGTGGGGTATAATCATCAACTGATTTTGTAAATATTTGTGGAATACCATTATCGGGTACAATAAATATTACCAGTTGACTACAGGGGATTCCAGTACGTTCTGTGAACATCTTTGCATAGGCCGTACCTTGAATAAAATAATTTTCAATCCATTCTTCTTTCTTATCAGAATTGGAAGTCTTAAAATCTATAACGGATACTACTCCATCATATTCTGCAATCATATCTACTGCACCAGCTACCTTGTATTCATCTGAGTACAGATAGTCCTCAATACAGTAGATATTGTTTATTTTTGTTTCTAATACTTGTACTGCTTCTAAAAACAGATACCATACGGCAGGGTTTTTAGCAAGGGCAGCACCACTAAAGGTGTCGAGATCATCTATCTCGTTTAAAAAGTATTGTTCTAATAGACTATGAAAATGCGTACCTCTAGTGGTTGCTCTTTTCGTTATTCTATTGGCTTCTTCATTACCTACACGTTTTCTCCACGCATAGATTCCTTCTTTATTCCGTATCGATAATACGGTTGTTATAGAAGGATATGAGCCATTAGGTGTTTCGTAATGTCTCTTTCCACCAATATTTGTTCTCACCAATTCAGGCAACTCTGGTAAGAGTTTCCTGTCATACTTTTTCAAAATCATTATTTACTTACAAAGCCATTTTTATAAACTACTCCACTTTTTGTTTTAAGTGCAGTAAGGATTTTCTTACGATTGCCCATCAAATTGTAACTACAATGTACCCAACCACTATTCGGGTCAACTCCATCGTAGAACTCTAGGATGATTTGGTCAAAATCTAAATTCTTAGAAATCCATAACGCAAGGTCAGGATTCGGTGTCGAAAAAGATTCAAAATCAGCAGCCTGACCATTACAATGTTGACTTGTTTTAGATCCGCCTACTTTTGCATTAAGTGTAGGACTTCTATAGCCAGAATTAATTGTAATAACTCCAAACTTATCTCTAACAGGTTGCAAAATATGTATTGCAAGATGTGTTAGATTCACAAGATGTATTAAACTAGGTGAGTTGTCCACACCTAATCGTTCTGCCGTAGCACTCTTCACCATTTCCGATAGTGCAAAGTTCTTTGATATTCTTACTATGTCAGCCATATTACGCCCCTTTCTGAATATCAACAGATCCAGTTGTAGGATCATATGAAACTGTAAAGGTTACTTCTATTGGTTTAAGTGTCCCATCTGCCTTAATTATAGGTAACTTACCTTCAACAGCACCCATCAATGCATCTTTAGCATTTGTGAATTGGTGTGTGGGGTCAGACTTTATAGCTTTGTCTAATTCTTTTTTTGCAGCATCTGGAAGTAAATCATCTATCATACTTTCAACGTGCTCGGTTGCTAAATCTGTTGCCTTGTCTACGACAAGACTAGAAATAACATTAAATAATAATAACGGTAACATTATTTTCTATCTCCTAATCCAGTATTATATTTTTGAATGATATAGGAACGGACTAAACCGCTTCTGACTATATCACCAATATCAAACTCACATGAATAGAATTCTTTCATTTCGTTGATAATTTTTAAGAACTGACCTAAACCAGCCTTTTCTTTATCTTCTCTGAGGTCAGTTTGATCAAAATCTCCTGAGAACATGATTTTGGATTCCTGACCAACTCTAGTCATGATTGTATCCAACTCATGGAAGTTTAGATTTTGACATTCATCGACTAAAATAATAGCATTGTCTAACGTAATCCCTCGTAAAAAGGATGTAGAAAGAAATGCAACATTATCTTGTCGTTTTAATTCTTCGTACAATGCTTCAAATTGTTCCTCAGCAGGAAGTTTGAACATGAACCGTAACATATTATCATACGGTACTTGGTATAATTCACTTTTATCTTGTTCATCACTAGGATAAAATCTAAGTTCCCTAGTGGGCATTAAAGACCTTACTATGTAGATACAGTTATATTTTATTTTGGGGTCAAGAACTTCCTTGATTGCATTGTACAGGATAACGAAAGTCTTTCCTGTGCCCGCAGGCCCATAAAGAAAAAGATTCTTGCCTGTTGCGTACTGTTTAAAAACCTCAGTTTGGTTTTTAGTAACCCCCTTCATTTCAACTAACTGATCATGACTTATTAATTGTGTTTTCATAATTATGTCCAATCTCCTAATTGACTGCCAGGATTTGTTCTATGAATTTCTTTCATACGGTCTTTAAAGCCGTCAGAAGTGTGTCTCCTTGTACTATCTCTCATAGTATACTGCACATTAAGTAATTGTGG